TTTACTCAAGAAAAATTAGAGTGGAAATAGTTGACAAACCCAAATATGATGTTACAATAATACTATGCGAATATTAACTTTAGACAACGAACCATACGACTTAGATCATCTTCCCGAAGAAATAGATGATATGCGATTTAGTATTTTAGATAACTCCAATCCACAAGATCCAGATTATCACTACATTCCATTAATCTTTTTAGAAAGTTTTAATGCTCCTGCGTTAGTGTTAAAAATTGGTGAACATAAAGTTCGTATGCCTGTTGATTGGCAACTATTAATCGGTGAACCAGACTTTGGTGACTTAGAAGTTATACCATTATCAGCACTTAATGATCGCGGGTTTAAAGCATTTCAGTTTAATCCAATCACAAGTTTTAGACCAAGTTTTCTTGATGTAGAAATTTTAGATGTGTATCAGGATGTAGCGTGGTATGCCCCTAAACTTAAAAACGGACAGATGTTATGTGTTCCTTTAAGTGACGGCAAAGAACCGGAATGTGTATATTTTGTCAAAGATATCAGTCGTACTTGCGAAGTAGTAGATTATAATAAGGCATTTTAATTCATGGACAAATTAAGCATCAGCAACGAAATGACACAGTTTGATCGTAAGAATCGAGACTTTTACGACAGCTTGACTGACGAAGAGCGTAAAAAGTTTTCTACATTTCTAATGATTAGATATGGTAGTAGTGTAAGTGGTGGCAGAGATTTACAGGAATTTTATCTTATTTCTGCTAACGAAAGACTTAATAAGAATTTCTTCTCATTACACAAGCATCCTAAACTACAATGGCTAATGGCAACAACTGTAAGTCCTGGTATGGGAACATTTAGGCATAATTGGATAGCAACAAAGAAAAAAGAACCCAGCTCAAGTAGTATTAAAAAACAAATAGCGGAATGGTACCCACAATTAAAAAACGATGAAGTAGAGCTAATGGCAAGAATTAATACTAAAAAAGAGATAGACGCACATATGAAACAATTAGGACAGGAGAGTAAAAAATGATTTGGTTTTTTTCAAAACAATCTAACCCAGCAGAGCCAGATTTCAATCAAGTAGAATATATTGATACAGACGGCACAGTATATAGATATAAGCCGGTAAAACATATTACAGCCAACGAAGTCGCTAGGCTTTTACCGTTGTTTTTAAATCCCAATACTACAGCAGCAGATTCAATTGCTTACATCAAAAAAGAAAATTTAGAACGAAACTTTGTTATTAACCCAGAAGAATGAGTTATACTTGCCAGTATTGTAAGAAGAATTTTATCAAAGAATCTTCTTTGACTGTGCATTCTTGCGAGCCTAGGCGGCGTAGACAAGAAAAAGATGAAGCTGGAGTTAGATTAGGATTTAATTCTTATATAAAATTTTACGAATTAACCCAAGGATCAGCTAAGTTAAAAACCTATGATGATTTTTGTGAAAGTCCTTACTACAAAGCCTTTGTAAAATTTGGCAGATATTGTGTAAACACAAAAGTTATTAATCCGGCTCGCTTTACAGAATGGGTACTAAAGCAAAATAAAAAATTAGACTACTGGTGTAGTGATAAACTCTATGAAGAATATTTATTATTCTATCTTAAAGTAGAACGAATGGAAGATGCGTTGGCCCGTGGTATAGAACACGCACTAACATGGGCCGAAGAAAAGGAGGCGCCGTCGCAAGATTATCTGCGTTATGGTAATCACAATGTTATAACAAGTTCTATAGTCAACGGCCGTATTAGTCCGTGGATATTATATAATTGTGAATCGGGGCAGAGATTTTTATCTGAAATGAGTACCGAACATCAAGCAATGGTGTGGACATATATAGATCCTGATGTATGGACAAAAAAATTAAAAGACGATCCAGCTAATCGTATTGAAGCACAAGAATTATTACAAAAGGCAGGATGGTAATGTCAGCAGATATTGATATCGATTTGGCCGATAGAGAACAAGTATTAAAACTTATTCAGGCTATACCCGCACGACAATTACATCAAGGGCAAGTTCGCAAGCATAATTCGGGTGTTTATGTTACTGACATTCCTTATGATCCAATTAACCAATGTGCGGCTATTACATACGAAGAAGCAGAACAACGCAATTATTTTAAAATTGATTTATTAAATATGTCAGTTTATCAACTAATTAAAAATCCAGAACATTATGAAGAAATATTAAAGAAAGAGCCACCTTGGAAAAGACTGTGGACTGATATTGAGTGGACTAAACAACTAGCCCATATAGGTAACTATACTGATTTATTAATAAAAATGAAGCCCGATTCAATTCCAAGGATGGCGGCCTTTATTGCTATTATTAGACCAGGCAAAGCGCATTTACAAAATTGTACTTGGGAAACTGTATTTGAATCTGTATGGGATGGCAACGACACTAAGGGGTTTATTTTTAAACATTCGCATTCAATAAGTTATGCGGCTTTAGTAGCCTTGCATATGAATTTATTGGACGAAATCAGTCCATTCGCCGAACTAAAGTAATACTCTTACGCTTGGATTTTTTTCGGGCCATTTCTGCTAAACTACAAACTGGGCCGTGTAAAACTTCGAGGTCTTTGTTAATAAAAGTACGCAAATAAATTCTAAATGGGTCCCAATCTTGTTTTAAAAAGATATTAATAGGGATGGATCTGTTACTTTCCCACCACCAAGTATTGGCTAATTCCAAGAATAGTTTTTTTGCTTCTAAATCAGTTATACTTCCGAAGTCATAGATAGTAGTAATGACATCATCGCGATTTTGTATAATCCCTACATATTCTTGGGAGGCATAGACACACAGCGTTATAAACGGGTATTTGTCGGTTAATTTTGTGAAGATTTCTGCGTTCATCTATTAATAGTTATCATTTGGAATATTTATGGTTTAAAAATATCTCGTTAAATATCGGTAAATATTGTGTATGTATTCAACCACCGCTTACCTTTATCAGCAACGAACACAGGTACTCTTGATAGATTCAAGCGGGCAATTCTTCACAGCAAGGTACGACCCAGTGTACGCTAAACGACTAACCCTAAATTTAGGAGTAGATAATGTCCTCCTGTTTTCCTTTGTCAATCAGGACGAAAAGCCCGTTAATGTAAACGGTAGCACCTTTACATTCCGGATCACAAACACAGCAGGAACCGTGCTATTATTACAAGCACCTATGACGATTCTTAACGCAGCAACCGGCCAAGTTAAAGTTTCCATTCCTGCGGAAGATACCTTAGAATTAATTGCTCAGCCAGCAAGTTATTCTATCAGCGTACAAAGTGGTATATTAAATCAAGCAGTATTTACTAATGCACAGGCTGGCGCCCGGGCTCCAATTGATTTGGTAAATTCAGTATTTCCACGGTTTGTGCCAAGTATCCCACTTACCATTCCCACTACAAGTTTAAGCTCACAAACAAGTTTTGACGGAGCAGGATACGAACAATATCCAGGATGGGCCGGTAACTGGTATTACGGAGGCAACGGTAGTTGGTATAATAACAACTATCAAAATACAGAATTTTATTCAAGTTTTATTGAACCAAGAAATTATATCACAACAATTCAAATGGATTTGATTGGATACACCGGAACAATCAAAGCTCAGTTTGCTCAAAACTACGAAAGTATTTGGTACAACATTACTGAATCAACAACTTACTACAACGAAACAAGAACAATTTATATGAATGTAGCTGGTTGGTACCCATTGTTAAGACTATGTTTTAACAACAGTCTTTTCTCCACTCCAAACCCCCCAGGTGTGCCTGCGTCTGCTTATGCGGTATGTAACGAAGGAGTGCTTACTGATGTCGTTATACAAAATGGCGGATACGGTTATTTGGCTCCGCCACAAGTTGATATTGTAGGCAACGGCGCTGGCGCCAGAGTTACTTCTGTAATCGATGTTAACGGAACTGTCACTGGTTTTAATATTATTAATGGCGGATCTGGATATTGGCCAATACCTTCGGGCGGTGTTAATCCAGCAGCTTATCCGGTCCCGCCAGCTCAGCAAGGCGCTTTTCCAATCATCTCAACTGGCTATATTACCAATATACTCTACCGTTAATTGTTGATTTTAGTGTTTTAATCTGCTATAATTGTAGCATGATTGATGTGATTTCTTTTCTTCCTAGTAAACGAAAACATACTAGCTCGGGCTGGATATCATTTAACGCACCTTGTTGTATTCATAGAGGCAATACTCAAGACAAACGACAGCGCGGCGGACTCAAACCTAACGCTGAAAACGGTTGGAGTTATCATTGTTTTAATTGTGGTTATACTGCTAGTTTTATTTTAGGTCGTAGCTTATCATTCAAAGCTCGAACACTATTAAAGTGGTTGGGAGTAGATCAGCAGAGTATTGAACAAATTAATATCGAAAGTCTACGACATCGAACTATGAATGGTTTGATAGAAAATCAAAAAACTAAGATTAAAGCAGTCGAATTTGAAGAGCGAGATTTGCCAGCTGATTTGGAACTTATAAACCTTGACAACCCTGACCATTTCCCGTATATTGAATACTTAGAAGGTAGATGTATTGATTGTGTGAGCTATCCATATATGGTAAGTCCGCAAGCTGAGGGAAGATCAAGCAAACGCATTGTAATACCATTTACACACAAAGGTGTAATAGTAGGAAATACTTCTAGATTTATCGATAGCAGACAACCTAAATTTATATCAGACACACAACAAGGTTATGTATTTGGAGTTGATTTACAGAAAGATAGTTGGGAACATCTAATCGTAGTAGAAGGAGTATTTGACGCACTTGCTATTAATGGCCTGGCAGTATTACATAATGATATTAACGATACACAAGTCCAGGTAATTAAAAGTTTAGGAAAGAATATAACAGTGGTGCCAGACCAGGACCAAGCTGGAATAGCATTAGTAAATAAGGCAATAGAATTAGGATGGGGTGTTAGTATCCCCGAATGGCCTGGCGGTGTCAAAGACGTTAATGATGCTGTAATTCGTATGGGCAAGGTCGCAACTTTACTAACTATATTAAATGCCAGAGAAACTAACAAATACAAAATTGAAATAAAAAGGAAGCAACTTGTTAAAAGACTATAGTATTGAAGTACAAAAATTATTTTTAGAAATGATGCTCAGCGATGCTGAATCATTTGTTCGTGTTCAAAATATCTACAACCCAGAAAATTTTGACCGCAGTTTACGAACAGCGGCAGATTTTGTTAAAACTCATTACGAGGAACACGGTTCACTTCCTGTATTAGCGCAGATTAATGCGGCAACAGGATCTAAATTAGAATCGTTACCGGATCTTCCAGATGGCAACTTAGATTGGTTCATGGAAGAATTTGAAGGCTTTACTAAGAAAGAAGAACTTAGCAGAGCTATTCTAAAATCATATGATATGTTGGACAAAGGTGAGTTTGCGCCAGTAGAAAAATTAATCAAAGATGCGGTACAGATTAGTTTGTTAAAAGACATGGGCACAGATTATTTTGCCGATCCCAGGGGTCGTAATGACAAGTATTTTAATAGTGGTGGGCAAGTAAGTACAGGCTGGCCAAGTTTAGATAGAATATTATATGGTGGATTCAGTCGCGGAGAACTTAATATTTTTGCTGGGGGCTCGGGCTCGGGAAAATCTTTAGTTATGATGAATATTGCTATTAGCTGGTTGGAACAAGGACTAAGCGGAGCATATATAAGTTTAGAACTTAGTGAAGAACTAGTTGGATTGCGTACTGATGCTATGTTGTCCAGTATGTCAACTAAAGACATTCGTAAAGATTTAGAAACAGCTGAATTAAAAATTAAAATGTTTGGCAAAAAAGCTGGACAATATCGAGTAAAATCATTGCCAGCACAAAGTAACATTAATGATGTGCGTTCATATTTAAAAGAAGTACAAGTACAAACAGGAATCAAAGTTGATTTTATTATGGTTGATTATTTAGATTTACTAATGCCAGCTAGCGTTAAAGTTAACCCAAATGATCAGTTTATTAAAGACAAGTATGTGGCGGAAGAATTGCGTAACTTAGCGCAAGAATTGGGGATATTATTGGTTACCGCATCGCAGTTAAATCGCGGAGCAGTTGAAGAGATTGAATTTGATCATAGTCATATTGCTGGTGGTATTTCTAAGATTAATACCGCAGATAATGTATTTGGTATCTTTACAAGTCGTGCTATGAAAGAGCGTGGACGCTATCAATTACAATGTATGAAGACTCGTACAAGTAACGGGACAGGGCAAAAGGTAGAATTAGACTATAATGTTGAAACCATGCGTATTACTGATTTACCTGAAGATGCTGCTCCGGTAAATTCATTCAAAAAATCTAACATTTACGACAGTATAAAAACACAAAGTAAGGTTAGTAGTGGTGAAACTATTGACGCTGGTACTGGTGAAATTGGAAAAATTACAGCAGAAGTACAAAGTAGCAAATTAAAGGCATTATTGGGGCAAATTAAACAGAATTAAAAGCCAGACTATAATTTAAATTGTAATAAATAATAAAAAGGTTCTGGCAATTATGCAAAAGAAAACCCGCAGTTTATTAGAAGAATTAGATAGTATGTATATCGAGCGTGATCAGCGTCATGTTATCGAAAATCGTGCCTCTAATATCATTTCTTCAGCTATTCGTTTATTAGAACAAATTGACGAAAACTATCCACCAGAGCAAGCAGAGAACCTTACCCGTAAATTAATTAATGCGATTAAACTCCGTAATCCAGAAAAATTTACTCGCACAGTAAGGAAGACCGATGCAAATTCATGAAATAACTAAGCGCCAGCGTATAGACGAAGGTTTATTGGGTGATGTAAAAAATGCTATTACTAGAAAAGCTACGGCTGTTTATAAAGATAAAACACAAGCTATTAAAGACAAAGTAGCGGCTGTAAAAAACATTCCAACCCAAGCTAAACAAGACTACCTTGGCGGTGTAAAAGCTGCTAAAAGATCAGGCGAAGATAATAATCTAATGGCAAGAATGGCTGGTGTTGGTAACATTTTTACCAAAGCAGGCGACCGCTGGCAGGAAAAACAATGGGATAAAACACAGGATACAAGAAATAGTCAAGCCGCTGATGCGGCTAAAATCTTGGCTAGAAAAGGTTTTAAAGTTGATACTACAACTCCGGCCGCCAGAGCACAAACTCCTACTAGAGTTAAACAACAAAAACTTGCTCAACTACAACAGGCATTTGATCAAGAATTTGAACTTATGCCAAATGCGGCTCAAATGCATGCTCAGCAACAAGCAGCAAAAGCAGAAAAAGCAGCAAAAGCCTATGCTCCAAAAACACAACAAAATATAGCGGCACAAAATAAACAAATGAGTCCACAGTCAGGAATTAAAGAAGCACAAGTTGATCCAAATAAACTGGCCACTATGAAAGCAAGGGCGAAAGCTCCTGGTGTTACCCAACCAAACAATGACACAACAAAAAAAGATATCGCTACTGAATTTCCAGGCTGGATAAGGCAAAAAATACCAGGATTGGATAAAGCCCCGCCTGAAGTAACAACAAAATTAAACGGCATTTTTTCACAAATGAAAATACAAGCAGGAAAAAATCCTAAAGCAGTTGATCAAGCATTTCAACAATATGCTGATTTAGCATTATCTTCTGTAGCGCCGGCTCAAGATCAGCAAAGACAGCAAGGGCAACAAGCTCAAGGTGGAGCAGATCCTAGCGCAGGATATGCCCGCGATGGTATTGCCAACTCCATAGGATTAGACTCATCGGCTGTCGCTGCTCTCCAACAGCGTATTATACAAAATAAAGAACCACTTAGATCCACAGATACTGGTTCTCCTACTGTAAATAAATTAATACAGGCGCTGTTAAAGAAATGAGCTTACTTAAAGAAGGCGGCAATGTTTTCAAGAACGATGATAAACAAGCTCTGACCCAAAGAATCAATCAAACTGATGTAGCTATTACAGTTGATTGGTTAGAACAATTAACTGACCTCGATTTGCGCGGCGAGATAGATCCCGATACTGGCTATCCAGAACGCTGGTTAGGGAGCTCGGGTAAGAAATCTACATCGGGAGATCTTGATTTAGCTGTCAATGCTAACGAAATCACCCAGCAACAATTAGTAGCAGAGCTGACCCAATGGTGTAATAGTCATAAATTAGATCCAAAAGAATATGTTAAGAACGCAGGCGGCCAAGTACACTTTAAAACGCCAATAGGCGGTAATCCAGACAAAGGCTATGTACAGACAGATTTTATGTTTATGAAAGATATGGGCGTAGGTCAGTTCTTTTTACAAGCATCACCTAATTCAAAATTTTCAGGTCAAGATAGAGCAGTGGTAGTAAATTCACTAGCTAAAGCATTTGGTTATAAATTAGACATGCGTCGTGGTATTATCGATCGTGCTAATGAAGAAGTAGTTGAAACGGATCCTGACAAGATCGCTAAATTATTACTCAGTCCCGGAGCTACCAAGAAAGATCTTACCTCCGTGGAAAACATTGTCCAGGCATTAGAAAAAGACCCTAAAAAAGATGAAAAATTAGCAGATGCTAGAACACATTTCCAAAAAGTTGGCGTCCCATTTTTTGAAAACACAAGCACAGAGCTTTATACAGAAGTACATTTTTTAGCTCGCTTGCGTGATCGTATTGTTAATCAAGGCATGGAAAAATTAATCGAAAATACAGAAGTACAAGGTGGCAAAGCCAAAGGCATCGAACACATCGAAGATTTAGTATTTAGAAAAGGAACCGCAGGTATTAAGGAAGCACTTGCGGTCATTGAACATCTTAAAGATAACACAAAATCATCTGTTACAGTTAAATGGGATGGCAAACCTGCGGTAGTGTTTGGGCGCGAACCTAATGGAACTTTTGTGCTAACCGATGTAGCCGGGTTTGGTGCTGTGGGCTATAATGGTATGTTTACTAGTCCAAAACAAATCACACAACATTTAGCTAATCGCGATAACGAAGCAAAAGCCCAAGGCAAGTCAGCTAATCGGGTGGCTCAGCTAGCCCCTATATATCAGACATTATGGCCCATGCTTGAAGCCGCAACCCCAAAAGATTTTAAAGGTTATATCCAGGGCGATTTGTTGTATATTGCAACTCCTCCAGAAGTATCAGGCGCTTTTGTATTCAAACCTAATACAGTGGAGTATAATATTCCAGCTAGCTCTAAATTAGGCGAAGAAATTGCTGGCAGCCAGGTGGGTATCGCTATACACACTTATTATAAGGAACAAGGTGCTGGCAAAGAACCACTGGGCAAAGTCAACCTAAATACAGTTACAGGTTTATTATTAATTGAACCTATCTCCCCAGCAGAAAATGTTAAACCTACGGATAGTAGTTTAGTTAAACAATTGAAGAGTTTAGTAAGTAGTAGTGGCACGGCTATCAATACATTGTTTAGCCCTGCCGAATTACGACAATTACAAATTAGTGATCTACCAAGACTATGTGTTGACTATATTAATAGTTTAGTCAAGGATGATTCTGTAGCAGACTTTGATCCTAATACACTATTACCAGGATTCGGCAAATGGTTACAGTCTAAAGTAACTCCTCGCAAATATAATAACATAGTAGAATACTTACAAAGTCCCCGAAGTAATATGGACGGCATGAGTGCGGCATTTACAGCCTTTGTATTACTACACAATATCAAGATGGATATGCTACAGCAACTAGACCGTCAACACCCGGGGCAAGAAGGTTGGGTAATTGCTCATCCGGGCGGAATTACTAAATTTGTTAATAGATTTGGTTTTTCTCGGGCAAATGCGGCTCAAAATGCTACACAATCCTAATCCAACTCCTTAATTTTTTGCCAAAAGACTAAATACACGTAGGACCTTTGAGTCCACATACATAAGGAGATTTAAAATGGCACAGATTCCATTAGTATCAGGCGGTTCACAACCAGTATTTTCCATTGACACACGCAATGGCTCACAACTCTCAGCTAACGTTGCTTACACACCAGCAGCTACACCTACAAACTTCGCAGGTCCAGCTCTTGAGTTTTACCAAGTTGGTAACTTAGTTGGTATTCAAAACCAAGCTCAAGTTAACGGCGCTGTTCAAGTTATTGACCAAGCATTACAACAGCTTTGCACAATCGCTATTCAGCAAGTTAATACTAACTCAATCAGTATTGCTACATACCCATTAGGCGCTTTTGGTGGCAACGCTAGTGTTTCAGCAGCTGCTGTTCAAGCACTTGTTGTTGCTTTAGGTAACATCCAAATCACTAACGGTGGCGTAACAACTGGTTTTAGTGCTACAGGTTGCGAAGTAACAGCCTTAGGTTTCAAGTTAGCAGCATCTTAATTTTAAAGTTTACTTTAAAATATCAAGAAAGCACCGCAAGGTGCTTTTTTGTTGGCTGAATTTTTAAAGCATAAATAATTTTGCTCGTGTAGTAATCTTGTCTTGCATAGGGCGAGACTTGATAACACACACATACACACAGGAGAAAAACATGAGCAAAACACCTTACGAGATCCGTCTCGAACTTCTCAAAATGGCTAACGAGATTCTCGCAACGCCAGTTTTCCAAACACGCCAAGCATTAAGCGAAGAATACCATTCCAAGCTAAACGATGCTAATCGTGGTACGCTTCCTTATCCAACCATGCCAGACTTTCCGTCCAGCACGGATATTGTTAGCAAGGCCGAAGAACTTAAAAAGTTTATAGACCAAGCGTAATTAAAAAGCCCCGAAAGGGGCTTTTTTGTTGGGCTGCTGATTATAGGTTAAATATACCTATATTATGACAATCAATAAAATTACCGAAGTTACCATATATGAAAGCCCTGACGGTGGTCGTACAGTTTATGCTCGACATCCAGGAAGTAGTACAAGAGAATTATATAGCCGCGATCCCAAATTAGTCGAAGAAGAAAATGAATTACGACAACAAGAGCGTTGGCAATATATTTTAGCGGCTAGAAAAAACAATTCAGCAATAGACAACCTTTGCGAACAAGCGGAAATTTTATTTGAATTGTCCAAAAAGGCATTGTGAAATTTATTTGTAAAACCTTCTTTGATATTACCGCCACAGGTGTAACAGGACATTATAAATCTTCCCGAGTTCCATTTAAAGATTTAACTGGTGCCAATATTGAAAATGAAATATCTTGGAATCGTGCTAGAAATCGACAGAGAAATTGGGAGACTATAACTCAACTAATAAGTTT